TGTTTTAATTGCAAGTATAATATATTAACTTGTGGAAATGTAAATAAAATAGATAAAAGAATTTTAAGAAAATTAATAAGAGTAAGTGATTCTAATCATCTATGGGATAGATATTATTGCAATAGACACAAATATTCTAAAAGAAACATACACACAGGAGAATTAAATTATATTAATATACGCTAAATTGAGGGGGTTGAGCGATGAATAAATTAACAAAAAATTTAAAGGCATTGATAGAAGCATATGGATTAGAAACAGCCATGCAGGTACTAGACTATATGCTAACACAAGAAATTGAAACAATAGAAGAATTAAACACAGGAATAGAAGAAGAATTACATGAAATAGGATTTAATGTTGAGGAGGTTAAGTAATGAAATACTGCGATAATTGCAATTATCTATCAATAAAAGAAAATGAACAGCTCGACAAAAAATCTCCTCATATCTGCAAGATATTAAAAAGACAAATATTGCACCAAGGACATCATCCAAGACTCCCTAGGCCTAAAGATTGTCCTTTGGAGGAATCAAAATATAACCTCGACCAAGAAATAGAACTCATAGAAAATATACTAGATTATTCTTCAGGAAAAAAAGACAAACAAGGGAAACAAATACTCCTAAAAAGCTCCAGATATTTACATATGAACGACCTTAAAAATCTAGAATACCTTAGAGATATGCTCGTAGAACTTCGAGACAATCAATTGCAATTCGGGAATATAGTAAGAAAGCTATTAGACGAAGGATACTCCCCAGAGGATTTGATTAATAAAATCAAAAGCATATCCAACTCCAGATAGACAAGCAAGCTATAACTCTTATAAAGGGGGATAAGCATTTTGAGCTATACAAGATACCATGAGGTAGAAACACTATTTATAAAATGGCCATTACTCAAAGCCATTCGAGAAAGCTCCCTTATAGAGCTAGAGGCAGTAGGAGCCAAGGAAAGCATCGGCACAGAGAATGAATTCATATACACCCTTACAGTTGGCAACAAAGCCATGAACGATATGCCTTATGCAACTGCAAACAATGTCTCAAATCCTACAGAAAAAGTAGCTTCAAGCTATGCCAAAATAATACAAAACCATATTTCAAATACAGACAAAGAAATCAAAGAAGAAATACTCAAGCTTTGGCTAATAGATGAAAAATTAAGAATAGCCTTTAATGCTCTTACACGGCTTCAACAACAGATATTAAAGCTATACTACTGGGAGAAAAACACATGGACAGAAACAGTTGAGAAACTCAAAAAGGACAACTATTATTGTAGCAAAAGCCAGGCACAAAGCCTTAGGAAACAAGGGATAGAAAAAATGAATAAAATATCCAAAATATCCTTAAAAATGTATAACGAAATCATGAAAATTATTGATGAACACCAAAACGTATGAAGGGGGAAATCATTATGAATAGCGTATTGCTTATAGGGAGATTAGTTAAGGACCCTGATTTAAGATATACACAGGGCGAAGGAAAGGCAGTTTGCCACTTCACGTTAGCAGTAAACAGAATGAGCAAAGATGACAAGGCAGATTTTTTCAGAGTTGTTGCTTGGGGCAAGACCGCTGAAAATTGTGCTAACTATTTATCAAAAGGTAGCCAGGTAGCAATACAAGGCAGACTTCAAAACAATAATTATGAAAACAAAAATGGAGAAAAAGTATATTCTGATGAAGTTTGGGCTAACCAGGTTAAATTCCTCGGCGGAGGAAAAAACGACAATTCTAATAATTCAGAAGATACAGATGGATTTAACCCAATAGAAGATGATGACGATATTCCGTTTTAAAGTAGGTGATTAAATGGCTACATTTCAAGTAATAGGTCAAGGAGCGACTTATGCTACTGTTGAAGTATCAGGACTAACATATCCTGCAAATCAATATGGCGATGATACTCATCCTGGTTTTAGATTTAATATATATATTGGACAAAACTTAGCAGGAACTGCATACCACAGTCCAAGTACATCTAACAATTATTTCACAACCAATATAGTAGGACTTGAACCTAATACAACATACACAATTCACTGCGACGCTTATTGGAAGCCTATTAATGATACTGGTTCATGGCATTACATTGGTTACGATACAGTAACAACAGAAACAAGCAGACCAGAAGATTGGGAGTGGACAACATCTGAACTAAATGCTTTTAATAGTAATGGTTTCACAACAGAAATTTCATATCTTAGATGGAATGATTTTATAGATAGAGTAAATGAATTCGCAGTATATAAGGGCGTATCACAACTTCCAACTAGTGTAAAAATGACTTCGAGCGATAAAAACCTTTACGCCTCCGATTTTGTACAAATAGCCCAAAAAATCCATGAAATGAGTGGAGCAGTAGCAAGCGAATTATTAAATGTCCAAAGCGGAGATGATGTTTATGGTTGGTATTTCCCACATCTCGCAACAGCATTAAGCTACATAGTTTAAATTACCTGAAGGAATTTCCAGATATTTATAGAAAATATAATAGCAAATCAAAAAAATGGGTATAATATAAATATAATATTTTTGGAGGCGATTTTATGAAAAAAATTATTAGTGGACTGATTATTGGCATGCTAATCACACTTTCTATAAATGTTTTTGCAGCAGGGGAATTACTAATAAATCCAAACCCATTTCCAATTCATGTAGATGGACAAGAACAAAATCTAGAAGCATACAATATCAATGGTTCAACATATATCAAGCTATCAGATATTCCAAAAGCTACAAATAATGTTTTAGAAGTGAAATTTGACCAGGAGAATAAAAGGATAAATATCAATACTCAAAAGGACACTGAGGCTAATATCAGCCTACAAAACACAGAGGGGGAAGAGAAGGTGAGTGAAATAGTAGAACAAACACCAGACGGACTGCCTGTACAATATTTCGACGGAGAGCCTTATGTGAATATTATGCGTGAATTTTATAAAAAATATGGGAATGTTAATAACGAAAAATTTTATAACATTGAAGAAAAATGGATACCTGAAGGAAAATCCGAAAACTATAGATTAAAGCTTTATACTGAACACCCATCAGGGAGCACAAAACCTCCTACAGTTTTGTTAGAAAATATTCCTCTTGAAATTAAAGGAGAAATAAAAACCCCAAGCTACGTATCTCTTGATTATTATGTAAATACAATTTTACCTTTAATTCAATAAAAAATAGGGGGCAAATAGCCCCCTATAATTATGCGAAAACTGCAACAGCTGTAAGCCCTGTTACATTAGCTTGAGAAAAATCTACGTCTCCTCTAAATTTCCATGGAGCATTAAGACCATCAAACGTAGTTCCTATACTTGAAGGTATTAAAAGGTCAGCATTGAGATATATTTTTTGTAGCGAAGACATTATTTCAGAATCAGATTGGTAGTTATACAAGGAACCAAAAGCTATTTGCGGACCTTCTTCACTCCATGCCCTTATGCATGAATCCCTATCATTCTCAGTCGCCAATCTAAAAACCTTATTAGTAGAAGTATTAGTACCAAGCTTCATTCCCGTAATGGCAGTAAACTCTCCAGTGATTATCTTGTCAGCCGACAAACTACTTATTTTAGCATTAGTCACCGCTAGATTAGCTATTTTGGCAGTAGTGACTGCTAGACTGGCTAGCTTACTTGTCCCCACAGCAAGGTCAGCTATCTTATCCTCTGTTATTACATAATCCCCTATTTTTATAGTAGTTACAGCCAAATCCTGAATCTTAGCATTTGTTATTGCTGCGTCTTGAATTTTTGCTGCATTAATAGCAGCGTCACCAATTTTAGCATTTACAATCTGACCGTCACCTATATGAGCAGTTACAATAACGCCAGTACCAATATGAGCAGTACCTATAGCAGCTTGAGCTATGGCAGCAGAACCTACAGCTGCATTTGCAATTTTAGTAGAGATAACAGAGCTATCAGCAAGCTTAGCAGCCTCAACAGCCAAGTCAGCAAGCTTTTCTGTATTTACTGCCAGTGGAGCTATAGCCTGCGTAGTAACCGAAGCAAGCCCTAGTTGTTTATAAGTTATAGACAAGTCTACTAGCTTTTGGCCTGACATTTTGCCAGAGGAATCAAAGGTCTTCTCAACAAAGCCAACTGTATTAAATGAAGCTTTTAGGTTCTCTATAAACCTTTCTAGTGGATCCCCTAGCTCCAGCTCACATTCCCATGGTCTAAACAAATTATACTTATGCCTTATAATTCTAACTCTATCGTTAACATCAAGTCTAGAATGGACTATATCGGCCATATCACCAAGAGTGAAATCCTCGTGAGCGTACTCCGGAAGAGTTCTTAAATCCACCATTTTAGTTTTGTAGTTATATCTCGGTCTACACTTTATTTCTAATTCAGCAGTGCCTTTATCCTTTAGCTCCTGAGGGTCAGTAATATCAGGATTACTATATATGCCTATATATTCCCTTGGAGAATAGCTATTGTTGGTGAGATATTTTACACCATCATTTACACTAGCTATATCTAAATCATCCTTGCCAAAGCAGTATAGCTTTGTTATAATCCTATTACTTTGAGTCCTGGAGATGTGCTTCATATTCTTTGCATAACGTATTTGAAAGCCTGTATAGTTTTGCCACGAGTCACCAGAGCGAAGATGAACCACTTTATTTACGCTATCCCATACAAGAAAGCCACCCCAAATTTCCTGTATCATTTTTATAAGCTGTAGCCTGCTTGCTTTTTCTGCTTCTAGGTCATGTATACCTGACACATCTACCGTTCCCAAAGACCATTCTGAGCCATTTAAAACAGCGTATAAGGCGTGAGATGCACTACCAGTAGGATAGATACCCCCAGACAAATTTGAGCCACCAGCGACGATAATAACCGCCAAATCTGACGGAATAGGAGTGGAGGGGTCGTTACTAATATAAGGTTCAGGGTATTCAGCATCAAGCTCATTCCATCTTTCAACAGCCATAAATTTGGTCCATAGCCTGCCTTTATCGTCCATTATCGTGTCTACAGCTTCGTCCTTTAGGAGGCTATACACTCTATTGCCAGCCCATATTTGGCACTCTGGTGTAAGCTCTTCAATTTTATTAGAATTAGCAGGCAAAGAAAATTCCAAAGTACTTTCACCATTAAGCCTCATATCAGGAAAACAATCCTTAAGACCGTCAGTTTCAGGAGATAAAAAGGCCTTTCTTTTTCCATTCAAATCCTTTATTTCAATATATCTTGGAATCTGCATTACACCAACTCCTTAAATCCACATATCCCTCCAACGGATAGTAACATTATTATCCGCAACTACATTAAGGCTTCCAGGAGGGAGTAGAGGAAACACACCATTATAATTATCCATAGCATTTTCTTGACCTATTTTAGCAGTCATGCCACCTTTGCCCCCAGTAACAATAGTTAAAATTTCTCCTGCTTCAATAGTGCCAGTATAAGCCAATGTATCTTCGCCTATAGTTAAAGAAGGATTAGTAACAGGACCAGCTATTTCAATTGTAAGGGGAGCTTCCTCTGTGCCATCATTTGTTATAGTTCCACTACCAACTAAAATCTTTTCAAAGGAGCCTATAATAAATGGTTCGCTCATTTTAAAGGGGATTACAAACTTAAACCAAGTAGGATATTTTGAAAGGTCAATTTTCCCAGAATATTTAACCATATAGGTTTTTTCTACATCATCAGAAAAAATTAATCGTTTTACCCCCTTGGTGGGGTTAAGATATTTAGCAAACAACCTTTCCAGGTGCGCTTTTTCTAGCTTAGAATATCCTTCATCTGTGGCGACGTGTAGCTCAAGAACTCTAGGCTTTAATTCGCTACCAAAATCAATCTCTCCGTGCTTGCCTGGTATTTCTTCAACATTATCACGAGTAGCAGGGAGCAGTTCATATCGACTATCCCCTATAACTAAAACTCCTAAAGGTTGAAGCCTGCTATCCTCATCAATGATAAAAAATGTATCAGCGATAGAGATGTGCTCAACGCCATTTCCGATGTCGGCAATACCAACTATAATTGGAGGCAGATTTATAGAATCATTCCCTTCTGCCAAATCTACAACCTCAACATTATTAAAAATATTTATAACCTCATCAATAGATAGGCTGTTATCAGACACAAATACATACCCATTTAAAACAATGGATTCCACACCAGCGCCAACATCTGATATGGCAACATCTGATGCAATATTATTAATTTCATCATTGCCGTTTCCATATTCAAAGAGAAAAAGCACAAAAGGGCCTGAATTATAATTAGACCCTCCATTTAATATATTTTTATTATATATTTTCTTTGTATTATATTTTGCCATTGGGTATCACCCTTAACTATACATAGTTAGTATTTATAAAATTTTCCTTCTCCAGATTTTCACTCGTTAACCTTGCGATAATTTCATTCTGTTTTGAGATAACTTCTTCCTGATTTTTTATGAGTTCAAGTAGCTCTAGGGTTATTTCTATTTTGTTATCCAAGATAAGGTTCTCCTGTAATTGCTTCGTATTCAGTTGCATTTATTTTGCCATATTCTACTGCTGTTGCTACTTGCTCTTTGGTCCAGTATCCATTATCATAGTAATATTTGATTCTTTCATAATAGGTCATACTACATTCCTCCCATCATGAGCCTGAAGTCTAGGTCAGCTATTATTTGCCCCTGCATGATGTTTTTTGCTTTAAGCTGTGCATTTTCTTTTTTTAGGGCTAGCATTTCAAGGCCTTCTCCGGCTATTCCCTCTACTACGTAGGTGTTCAAAATGTCTTCGCTCAGCTTCATGTCTTTGACTTCTTCAAATCTTTCAAGCTGTTCCGGGGTGTATGACACTTCTATGAATTCTATTATTTCGGTATGGTCCCATTTATCGGCAAAGTCTAGCCACCATTGTTGGCCCTCACTACATACATACTGTTCCTTTTCTTCTCCATGCTGTATATATCTAACCTTGTGACTAGAAAGCTTTAAGCCTTCTTTATCCTTGTAGAGCATATTCATCACCTTCCTGTAATTTATTTATTTCAATTTTCAATATTTCTTTATTATTAAGGCATATGTAGTTATTTTTATTCAGGAGCCTTTGTATGAAGTTATAACTATTTCCATATTTAGCGTGACCTAGCCAGCTGTTAAGTATTTGCTCTGCTTTTTCTATTGTCATTTTCCCTGTTTTTATCAAGTTTTTCATTTTCTTAGCTTTTCTTTTGATTTTCTTTTTAGAGCTATTTCTTAGGAGTCTGTGGGTATTATAGATTTTAAAGCCTACGGTGTTTACTCCTTGACTTATTGGAAATATCTTGGTTTTATTGTCATTTGTCTTGAGGTTTAGTTTTGTTTCTAGGAATTCTTTTATTAGCTTTAATTTTGCCTTTGCTTCATTTTTATTTTTGACTACTATCACTATGTCGTCTGCATACCTTACATAGTAGTGCAAGCTAAGCTTGCGTTTACAGTATTGGTCTAGTTCATTCATGTAGATATTTGCACATATCTGGCTTAGGGTGTTGCCAAGGGGCATGCCTAAACTGTCTATATTGTCTGCGCTGTCGATTATCTTGTAGATTAGCTCCAGGGTTCTTTTGCATTTTATTTTCTTGGGTAGGAGCTTTTTTAGGATTTCCCTGTCTATTGTGTAGAAGAATTTTTGGATGTCGATTTTTATTATGAAGGCTTTGTCTCCATATTCCCATGAGGCCTTTCTCATGAAATAGCTTATTCTCTCGACTGCTTTGTGGGTGCCCTTGTTGTCTATACAGGCATAGCTATCGTATATAAAGCTTTGGTTGTATATTTCTTTTATTATATTGTTTATGGCAAGCTGGACTATTTTGTCTATATATGTTGGAGCGTATATTATTCTTTCTTTGGGCTCATATACTTTGAATTTTGTGTATCCTCCAAATTCATATGAGCCATCTATTAGACTTTGCCTAAGCTTTAGCAGATTGTATGTTTGATTTCGAGAGAATTTCATGGCCTGAACCTTATATTTGCCTTGGCCTTTTTGGCTTTTGTGGTAAGCCTTTTCTAGGTTTTTTATATCTACTATTTGGTCAAATATTTGTGTCGACATAACTGGTGTTCCTTTCTGTCAAAGTACTAAGCACTATGCCATTGTTTATGTGTTTACACTTTTGAAAGTGAAAGGATTAGACTCTCTTGAACTTATTCAAGCCATGTTGTTATAACCTTAATCATAACAATCTAAAGTGATGTTCAGGACGGGGCGCCAGCCGTTATTCGAGTTCACATTCCACGAGTGATTCCAATTCAGGTTGGAAGCGCCATTGTTGCCACGGTTAACGCGCCTTGCAGTCTAATCCTTGATTTTAATTTTATTTTTTATTAACCGACCTAATATAGCCGGATAATAGCTTGTTTATTTCTGAAAGCTCTAAATCTACTTCTTTGAAGAATCCATCGGATATATATCTTCGCTGTTTTGAGAGCTTCATTAATACTTTTAATACTTGTAGGTGTCCATCGGCCTCTTGTAGGTATATCAGTCTTTTTGACCTCACGCTATTTGCAAGGGAGATGGATTTTAGCAAATTGAAGAAATTATCTTTTATGCTTTGACATAAGCTGAATTTTTCTGATTTCGGGTAGTTCTTGAGTCTCGGATATACTTTGTAAAGAAGTTCTTCTGTACGTTTGTACACTTTTAAGCTTTCTACTGACAATTAATCACCTCTTTTGAGTATAATTCACCCGAGCCTTCGCTCGGGCTTTTCAGAGTGAAGCTATCCGAGAAGTTCAAGTACGGGGCGCCAGCCGAGATTCGAGAGCACAGACCACGAGGAATTCCAAATCAGGTAGGAAGCGCCACTGTAGCCACGGATAACGCGCCTCCATGTGGTTGAGTCCTGGACCTCCTGCATCCAGGAATAGGAGCCACTAGCTAAGGTATAGTGGGTGTTCATGTCTCCATCGGTTAAGTCTGTCTCCCAGTATTCTGTGGTACCTGCGTATGCTGGATAGTTCCAATTCTGAAGCTTGGCTCTTTCGTGAAGGGGTAACATGATAGCATTCCATTCATTTTCAGGGCCTATGCTTCCTCTATCACTATCGGCATATGAATCTAGTGGGTCATCAGCAGCACCTCTCATAAGTCGTACTCTGTATGTGATGCCACCTATTACTACAGTGGCATTTTGAGTTACTGCATTGGCTTTTTTGTATATCTTGCTTTCTTTGCCTCCAGCCTCTGTGACTAGAGTTCCACCGCTTAGGACTATTTTGTTGTCAGTTATGGAATCAACTGTGAATTCTCCGTTGTTTTCAGGATTAGCCCAGCCTTTGAGAACTACTGTATCACCTACCGCCGCAACTGTGTCTGCATAATCCATTCCTGAGGTTTTGTCCCCAAGGAAATGTTGAGTTGTTGTGTTGATGCTGTTGTCGGCTGCATCTATTGAAAGACCTGTTCCAAGTCTTCCGTTTGGGGGCAGGGTTCCTTCGTCTCCACTAGCATAAACAGCCCCAGCATTATATATATTATTCCACGGTATTGAATGCCTCAGGGTCTTTAGTGGAGTAAAGCATATCTTTCCATTCCAGATGTATTTTATCCATGGAGCGTCGGAGTCCTTGGAGGTTCCTGCTGTTATTCCAAGGGCTAGGGCTAAATCGTCCCCAGTTATGAAGTCGGCAGCCTGGACAAATCCAAAGAATCCTGCTTGTCTATCCCCGGCCATGAGGAATTTGCTGCCAGGAGCGTTGGTGTAGTCCTCTTGGACTCTGGTATTTGCTATTTTTTCAAGGTATTGATTCATCAGGTCAAATTGCTCTTTTGTTGGTAGGTTGAATATTTCTGGCATTTTATACTACCTCCTCATATACGAATTGTGTTATGCCATTTTGGATTTGAAGTCCATATCGATAGGTTTTTCCGGTGTCTAGGTCTTGGATGAGGTGGGGGAGGGGGGAGCTTTGGTGTTCTTTAAAACTTGAGTCTAAAGATTTTGTATATGTTGCATCTGCTGTATATACATGCTCAGTCTCATCGTTAATATCAAGAACTATAGATCCTCCACCATAATCAATAGAAAAACCTTCGCTTATTACCTGTCCGTCCTTTTTTATAACAGGGGCAGGAGAAGAGAGCCAGTTTCTTTTCCCGGCTGGGGCTTGAAAGATTCTATATCTATCATCTTCAGCAATGTAAACCTCGTTTAAAGGAATGCCATTTTCTTGGAAGGTTTCTACTCCCACCGATTCCTCTAATTTGCCAACAGCTTCCTGTAGCCCTGATATATGAGGTGATATTATTTCAGAAGTTTGTGGGTCTTGGAAATTAGTTTTAGCCATTTATATCACTCCCTAGGAAATAGTTACAGATAATTGAATGGCCCATGTATCAGGACTGACTTTTGAACGTAATGCTGATTCAACTTTTCTGTTAAGATTTTTTGCAGAATCACTATTCCCATTTGCTACAGTGAACTCTCTCCATGCATGATTCCCGTCATTAGGACCAAAGGTAGCCCGAAAAGTAATAGTTTGGCCTGATACTTGAGGGAAGCCTTCATCCATACCTTTGTAGGTCTTATTGGCCCCCAATAATCCTGTTTGAGAAGCAGAGGCAGCAGTTGTACCATCACCAACTCCTATATATGCATTAGCATTATCGAATGGCGTTTCAGCTCCACCCATCAAAAGGGTAAGGAGGGAAGTTATGCCTTCGTTTAAGAGTAGATTTCCGTCAAATTCATCAATTTCATACAGCTTGCCCTCTGAATTAAATTTTTCAATCTTCCACCTGGGCTTCCATTGTGCGTGCTCTGATATGCCTAAGCCAGCTCCGATAGCAAGATTATCTATGCCAATTCCTTTCTCTTTCATAATCATCATCTCCTAACGTAGTTAAATAAAAAAGCCTCAATTATGAGGCTTTTACTAAAAGAGATTATTGCTTTATTCTTGTTTTCTGACTTGCTTATAAATTTGATTCCCTAGTACCGCTGCACCTGTGACAAACACGGACTGTACAAGAGTAGTTATTATAAAAAATCCTATAGTTTGCCAGCTGCTTAAATCAGGGGATTCATTTGCTACCATATAGAAGAAAATTGTAACCCATGCAATAACGACTAAAACAATAGGGATATATTTATCCTTTAGATATTCCCATTTTTTTAGCCCGAAGCCAATTAGATAAAGAACAAAAATTATAGGGATATTATATGAATTGATATAATCCATAAATCCCAAATCTGTAGGGTCCAAAGTTCCTGCATTGCTCACTACAGTAAAAGATAAGATTACAAGCAAAATCATAAATAAACATAATATTTTTTTCATTTTAATTCCTCATAAAAAAATAATTTTATTCAAAATAGATTATATTGTTTATTGTTTTTGTGCTTCCATACTTCAAGCTAGGAGAGTTAAATGAGCACGGACTACCACCGTCAACCATAATACAGTGGGTGAGAAGCAAGTTCTTTGCTATAGCAGCCATTTTGTTAACATCTCCATAGGCTACAAATGCATGCAGTATGCCTTGTTTATCTACGCCAAAGCAGGCATGATATGCTTTTCTCAATGGGTCAGTATAATTATAATGCTTCTTGTCCTTAGTAAACCTACAGAATCCTTCTCGTTCAGGGTTGAGATTAATTAAATCTATACCGCCTATAAACCATTCCATATCCTCTAACTCTGAGGAATAAAAAGCAGTTTTAGTCTTTACCTCTTTCCCGTCAAAGCATAGAACTGTTTCAGGATATCCAGCCCATGAGCGAGCAGCATATGTACCATATACCCCTTTTTTATCACCCAGAAGAGAGCAAACCTTTTGAGTAGCATAATCATAAAAAGTGCCATTGATAGCAAAGTTATAATTTTTTGTACTAACTCTGTTATGGCCATCTATATAGGCTACTTTAAACTGTTCAGGCTTTGCTAATATAACCTTAGCACCCCAAAACTTGCCTTCATAGGGGTACTGCACTTTATCGCCAAATATACCCCTATAAAAAACATCGTAAGTGTGTTCTCCAGGTATACCGTCCGGCACAGTTCCAAAGTGAGTTTGAATAGCTTTTATTTTTTCAATTTTGGTTGGCATGACATCACCTCTCATCCCATACAGTGAGTTTGTCTCGGTAGCCTCTATCTATATGGAATCTGTTGTTTTTATATCGACCTATTCCTGTGTATCCTCTGAGCAATAGAAATTCATAAACTCTGTCTAATTGTTCAGGTGTTGCACCATTAACAATGAAATCCATTACATCAAAAAAGTATTGATGTTTGCTATCACTAGCACCTTGAACTGATTTATTGTATTTTGGTGTTCTTCCAGTTGAAGAAATTGTTATGCTAAGCCCGAATAATGTTCTTATATATTGAACTGTGTCAAGGTCATATTGAGAGAAACAGGCAAGATCTAAGCCATCTCCTCGGTTTACTTGAAATTCATCAGCAGTAAAATTCTCAGATACTTTAAATTTTGAATCTACTAATTTATGCTCAATAACATCGTCATATTTTTTTATGAGTAAAGTAATCATTTTACTCAGCTCCCTCATCCTTTTTAATGCCTTTAATTTCGTCAATTCTTTTATGTGCAGATTTGGTGCTTTCTTCTACTCTGGTTACTCTTTCTGACAATTCACTGTATCTATTTTCCTGTGCCTTCAAATCTAGCTTAATATCTTCAACCCCACGTTTTATGTATCCAATATCAGCCCTCAATTCACCATTTCCAGCTGCGTCTAGCTTAATATCTTTATCATTATATTTACGCCACTTCATGTAGCTTATAATCATGCCAAAAACCATGCTGACAATACTTATTAACCCAATAAACACCCCTAAGTTTATGGTCATCCAATCACCTACTTCCTAGAAAATTGCCAACAATGCTCTCTGCAAATCTCTTGATAATATATCGCTATCAAGCTCATCTTCGATATAGTTTCTTTCGATGTTGAGGAGCTTGTCTATGGTGATGCTTTTTCTATTATCAGTCAATGAAGAAGTCTGTTGAATAGGTTTAGAATAAAGCACAGATATTAGAGATTCCAATTTTTCTGATAAATCAGGAGGGAATATAAGCTCGCCTGGCTTCATATAAACAGCACCATATGACAAAGTTAGTCCGCCAGTATGGGCTTTAGGAAGATTTTTAATATATTCCTTAGCAGTTTCATAATTCATCTGGTGAAGCTGTTGTGCTACAGACGGCTTTAATCTCTCAAGCTTGTTATAATACTCAATAGCCCTTTGTGCTGCACTCAAATCTCCGTCTATCTCGTACTGCTTTTTAAGGCCGACAATAGCTTTGGCAGCATTATAAATCTGTGCATTTTTGCTTTGTGAATTTCCTGTTTCATTTATAAAATCATTCATATTGTTAGATATAGAATCAAAAGACCCCAAATTAGCATTAATCAAGGCATTTTGAAGGGGGATAATATAATTATATTGCCACTGCCAGAAGGCCTCCTTAGACATAGTGGAAGCTAAAGCAACAATATTAGTACTGTGGTCATCAAAAGCGTCTTCAACTAACTTGTAGGACTTTTCCCAGTTTTCCTTCTCTGTTTTAGCTGCTTCATCAATAGCCTTAATCTCGTCTTGAGCTATTCTTTTCTTGTTCTCAAAGCTTTGTCTTTTAAGCTCAACCTCTCGGTCATGCTCAGCTTCTGCAATTTCCTCAGTTAATTCAGCGACTCTTTTACGAGCCTCTTCGCTAGTTCTAACACTCCAGTATTCAAGCTCCTTCTTAAGGTCGTCCATTTTTTTCTCATAATTATATTTACTTTCCTGTTTATCTAAAAGTCTAAGTTCTTTTTCAATTTCTTCTATGATTTCTTCCTGGGCTGACTTTTTAGCCTTAGCTTCAGCTTCTATTTGTTCTATTCTTTCATCATAAGCCTCTCTTATAGCTTGCTGTTGCTCACCTAAAGCCTTTTTATACAAGCCAAATATTTGTTCATCAAGCTTCCATTGTTCCTGAGTAGTAAGCTTTTTAATGGAATAAAGCTCTCTATACATATCAATTTGCTGCTGTATGCTATAGGTTCCCATTCTAGCCCAGTGTTGGATTCTAGACTCTTTAAAATCATAAGCTTCTTGAGCCAATTTCATACGCTCGTCATTTAATCTTTTTTCAGCGTCAAATATCTTCTCATCTAAGTCCATTCTTTCATTAGCAGTTCTAGCATATAAAGCCTTAATCTGATTAAGCTGTTGTATTTCTTCTGCAAGAGATATTTGGTTCATTCGCTTTTTATGCTCTAGTAATCTTAAGGCCTCTTGAAGGGCTTTGTTTTGACCTGTATGACCTGAACTACTATTCTTTGACTTATCGCCGTTTCCGTCATCATCTCCGCTAGGTAAAGGAGTAACAATAGGACTCGGACTTGGAGGATTGTTTAAACTATCCAAAGCGGCTTTATACCTTGATATTTCTGATTTAGTTTTGATAAGATTCTCGATTAGCTCAAGATTATCTTCCTGTATTCTTTTAGTTTCATCAATTTTGTATGTTTGGCCACCTCGTCTGAATTCCTTATAAACATCACCTGACTCTAATCTCTTACTATTTCTGTCAATTTCGTCTTGAAGTCGTTTAGCTTCAGCTTCAAGCATAGGTAGCTGAGTATTAGCTTCCATGATTAGTCTTTGACGTTCTATTTCAAGCTGTTGTTGCTTTAGAGAATTCATTTCTCTGATGAGAGGAATATTTGTAACTAATTTATTGCCTTCATCATCTAGTCCATCAACATACTCAGGGTATATTTCAGCAAGCTCTCTTTGAATTTCTAACAATTCCTGTTTAATCTCACTGCTATATCGTTCATCTCTTCGGAGCTCTTCATATTTTTCTATTAATGCGTTAGTTTTATCTATTTCATTATTCCTGGCATTGACTATTTTAGCAGAATCTTCAACAGATTGAGCTGAAGCCTTTTCTAGATTATGAGTTAATAGCATTACTGCACCAGTTACAGCTGCTATAGCTGCTGCTACTTGACCCCAAACAGGAATGGTTGCGAAAATTGAACCAGCACCTATAAATAAATTTTTTGTAGTAAAAAGCCCTATAGTAGCTTTTAAAGTCCCAAGCACAGCCAGAAGTTCTAAAGCAGTAACAACTAATGCCTTCAAACCTTCATCCATTTCAGTAAAGCTACTTACAACATCCTTAGTTCCATCAACTAACCCTTTAAGTAAATCTAATAAACCAGCGTCACCAAGGGCAACAGCAAGCTGTTGAGCTGACGCTTTTAAAGAGTTATATTTCTTTTCAAGACCTTCCATAGTACGGGCATTTTCACGCATTGAGTATCCGCCAGCGTCCATCATGTTATTCACAACTTCCTGAACTCTAGCAAAACGCTCCATTAAGCTTATGAAGTAATTCCTACGTCTTACCCCAGCTGCACTTTGAGCAAGGTCACGTTTTTGAAGGTCGTTGTATTCCTCCTGAAGCCCTACAGCAACAGCAAGCTCCTCGTTGAAAAGACCAGCCTCGTTTGCTACTTCTTCAAACTGTTGTTTTAGGGCAGCAGAAACAGTAGGGTCCTTCCATTTCTGAGATATTTGCTCAAACAATTCAAGAACATTGACAAACTGTGTCTTAGCTTCGTCTGCGAATACCTTAATCCCCATTTTCTCCATAACATTAATAGAGCTACCTCTTTGGATATAGGAGATAATAGTATTTAATGCATTACCAACCTCTTTACCAGTACGACCACTAGCTTCCCTTAAGGTAGTGATAACTCCAATAGTCTCTTCCAAGGACATATTCATATTTTTAGCTGCAGCACCAGACCTATTTAAACCATCAATTATATCCTGAGTTGTAATAGAGAAGTCGTCAGCAGTTTTGTTTATCTTGTCTAATATTGGTAGTAGCTCTTGAGAAGTAAGATTCCATTGAGCCATGATGGCAATGAGACCTTGAGTAGCATAGGTAGCGTCAAGCTCTGCGGTATTAAGAGCTAGTAAAGCAGTTTTAGTCAACTCCAAAGTATCAGCAGCATTATAACCAGCTTGAGCCCATTTAACAGCAATATCTTGAACTACATCAAAGGTTTGACCATAATCAACTCCAAGCTGAAGCAGTTCATCCCTGTATTCCTTAAATACAAAGGTAGAATCATCCATTATCCTAGCGATTTCTATCATGCCCATTTCAACTTCTGAAATAGTTTGAACAGTTTCCTTAGCAGCCTTTATAGTTCCATAAAACATCGTTCCAGTTAAGAACCAGCCAGCACGCCTTTGGAACTCACTGCCTAATATATTGTAACTCTTTGTTAGGTCTTGTACTGACTTACTATGCTCTTTAGCGGCAGTCGTAGCAGTTTTAAAACCCTTTGGTATTTCAGATTGAATAGTTTTAAGAGGTTGTCCAAACTGGTCAACTATAGTTTTAGTGCCTGTAAATTGGCCAAGCTGAGATGAGAATATATTATTAATGTCTTTAGCACCCTTTAAAGCATTAGCCTTTAGCTGAAATAACTGAGTATTTAATTTGCCTATAGCCTTTTCAAATCTTAAGGTTGAATTAATAGCAGGATTATAGTCAAGACCTAGGGATTGCATGACGCGTACAATTGAATCATCGTTCATTATTACTCACCACCCCGCAAATGTTCAAACCTAGAACGAGAAGAAACTTTTCCATATTCTAAATAATCTGTAACTGGCTTTAAAGCAAAAATAATATCTTCTTTAATATCGCATTCCCATATGCCAAAAACAAGATAATTGCATTTTGTTAGATATGCAAATCTTGACTTATCTCTTCTAAGAGCTTGTTTTTGAACGTAGCTTATTGGGGTTGGATACTTTAGCGGATGACAATGATAATAGTCTCCTAAAACTTCAATTACAATCCCTTCAAATGGTGGGTTGCATGGAATTAAAAAATCAACATTGAATTTTTGGAACATCGTATAATGTTGTTTAAAATTAATTTTCTTAGAAGTTAAATATTTTCTAACTAATTTTTCTGGAAGTGTCTCGCCAGAAAATTCATTTAAGTAATTTAAAGTTCTGACTCTGCCAGCTTTTTTAAAACATGTTTTTGAGCAAAAATGAGTTGGGCGATAATCAGCCATGCTTTTACTCATTTTTATTTTTTTACCACACCAATCGCAAAAAACGTCTATTTTGTCTTCCCATTTTCGCTTGCATTCTATTGAACAAAAATGATGTTTTGCTCGATTGAGTCTATATGTTGATTTTTCAAATGCTTTCCCACAAATTTCGCATATAACTTCAACTCTTTTATATAATGGATGTAATTCGCCAGTTTGTTTTCTTTTGTATTCAAAATAACAATCTCTGCTGCAAAATTTATTAGTTCCAATTTTACTTTTAAGACGAAAAAATTCCTTTCCGCATATATCACAATTAGCAGAAACTTTTCCTTTGAAATTCCATGGTTTTCGATTTTTCATCCATTTAGATTTACACTCAATATTGCAAAAATTATTTTTATTTTTTTTTGCTACCGAAGGTTTTCTTTGTAGTTTAGTACCACAAAAAGAGCATTTAACATTCATTGCCATAGAATCACCACGCTTTTAAATGCCATTAAAGGCATTGGCAAATGCCATAAATTCAGAAAGCTTAGGAGGTTTATTAGAAGTAGGTGAGGGTGCAGGATTGTCTAAAGCACCACCAAGAATGCCAGGTAAGCCTATTTTTATAGCTATATTTTCATTGGCTCCATCCAGAATAGCTCTAATTTGAGGGATGGTTCTACGAGCAATTTCCTCATAACCCATCCCTGTATGGAATAATATTCTGGCATAGATTTTCCCCCAGTGTGGAGGCTTTCTATCATCTTTGATAAGCAACTCAATTAAATTTTCTTTAGAAGAATCTTCCTGAAAGCTCAATTTTCTTTTGCTGCATTCAGCCTTTAATTCATCAAGGTTCAATGCATTATACTTGTTTGCATTATCATCACTGGAAGGAGCCACATCTAGCCCGATAGATCACATAAGATTTTAAAAAAGTTTTTAAGGTCTACAACATCCCAGCCGTCGGCCATGGCTTTTTCCAGGGACATTGGCTTGCCTTGCTCATCAAAGCAATATCCAGGACGAATTATCTTTCCGTCATCATCCTTTACTCCTTCTAGCCATTTATTTACTTTGGCCTTGGAGTCCTTATTTGTTACATTAAAAAGCTGACTCCCTATACTTAGGTTGTCAGCCATAAATTCTTCAATATGTTGTAAGGTTATAGGTTTTACTTTATAGCTTTTGCCTTTCGCCTTAAAAGACTCTCCGTTCCCCAACATTGTTGAAAGGGAAACAGGAGAGCTGTCCTCCCTTTTATTCATAACTAAAACCTCCATTCATTATGCTTTAGGTGCAAATCTAAAATCTACAGCTTTTTTATTTCCTCTAGGCTTAAGCACCTTAAGGGTAATGCTTTGTGGCTTTGGTTCTCTGCTCATTTCAGGAGGATTGATATTTCCAGTAGCCTTACATCGGTCGATAATTATAGCTGCGTCATAGAAAGTGCTCTCGTCCTCACCAGTGGCTTCACCTGAAATAACACATTCCATAGCTGGTCTAGAACCTGCCTTAGGAAGTCCAAAGCTTTTAACTGTAGCAGCAGTATAGTCATAAGTGATAAACACACTCTTGCCAGCGTCAGCACTGTTAAATACAGCGATAGAAGCACTGATAGAATATTGCCCCTGTGAAGGTGTAGCACTGGTTTTAGCCCATGCAGAAGCGTCCATATCAACCAACATTATTGGTCTTGCGGTATCAGGCTCATGGCCTAGATCTACCTCATAAGGGGATACTTCAGGAATTGTAATCTCCTGGTCAACAACAGGCATAGGAGTGTTTTCTAAATTATCAACAGTGGTTCCCATCAAGAAAGCATAAAGCTCCAAAGGCATAAAAGAAAGATTAATAGTTACAGAAGCATCCTTGGCAGTGTCAGGTTCGGCAGCGTCCCAATCACTGTTACCATCAGGTAGTGAAGTAGTAGTAATATTTATATTGGGAACAATTGACTGTACTGATCCGTTTCTAAAGAATGAATTTTCAGCACTTCTAGTAGGAACCCCATCCACATATTTGGTTAACATCAATTTACCAGCTTTTGAAAAATAAATAGGTTGCATAGTTCCAACTCCTTTCTAAATTTTGCGATTAAATTCAAATCTACTCCCTGCACAAAAAAAGCCAGAAGCGGTGGGGAGTTCACCGAGTTGGCCATAGAAATAAACATATCTATTGTTGACTTTCTGCTTATGCAAAAGCTTATAAACTCTTTCAAGCACCCTATAGGCAAAGAAACCACTTCCTGCTGGAACGTGGCAGTCTATTTGTATTAACTCCTTATTAAAACTTTCGTTCCTTATACCCCTAGAGGGTATAAAATATAAGCATAGCCTTCTTTCATTGTTTACTAGGTCATTCCATTTACTTTCACGAATTATTCTTTTCAGAATTTCTACTTGAGTTGATTCGGTAAGTCCTAGCAATTCCAATATCTCTGGGTCATTTTTTACTATATTTTGTATAGCAGTTAAATCTATTGAGGGATTAAACAAGAGTATCACCTCATTTCTTGTCTACAACAATAAATCTTCCAAAGGGAAAATTATTAACAGTATTGTTTATTAATTCCCTCATCCTTCCATTAGCCATCCATCTAGCAGCAGTTTTGATAGCATGAGAAGGAGGGGTAGGAACGACTTCGCCAGCAGCCTCTAAGTCGAATCCGCCTTTGCCTTTTCCGTTTACAGGATTTCCGAAAATATCAACTTGTCCTGGTTGGTTAGGCCTTGAACGAATTTTATTATCCTGTCTTGCAGGGTTCCAAGCAGGACTATTTTTATATGCCGATAGAGCTGGGTTAGAAGTATCCATAAGGGAGCCAGTTCCAAATTCATCCATAGCAGCCCAAGCTCCACCCACAATAGAAACACTTATTAAATTAGCAACTTCTACGATTTCATCTTCGTGTAGGCTTTCAGCTCCTTCTGGAGTTTGCATTCCCAGCTTAGCTTCAGCTAATAATTCTTGTTGGAGTTGTTTCATTGCTATTATCAAGGTATGGCGTAGAGCAGAAATGCAACCATTAGAATCGAATCTTATCCCATTTTCATCAGTCCTTGTAAAAGCAAATTTCCCTTATCAATGTATTTTTTCTGCTTCTTGTCCCATTTTTTTCTATACTTAGGAGTGTTGAAAGGTGGGGAAGAGGTACGACTTTTTAAAACATTACAGAGAATCCCACATAAATAATAAATCCCTATAGAAGATAATTGATTAAACTTCTCCTCAGTATCAATTTGTTTTCCTTTAAGGTTCATCATTTCAAGGGCAGGGGAAATAAGCATCTTCATAGCTCCGATATTTACATCTGCGTCAATAATCCTGTTAGGAAGAAGCTCTTTGTCCACAGTAAGCATTTTTCTAATCTTGTCGTGGTAGCCTTCACCAAGATATTCTTCATACATAATATTCGCCTCCAAAATTTCTAATCAGGCCTTGTATCATCAGATACCTGAACCCTTGCAACTCCTGACATACCTATATCATCAATGCTATTTACTTGGTACTTTTTATTATTAAATACAAATCTGTCTAGAAATTCCACACCTAGTGATTTAGGGACTTGGAAGGTATATTTTGTGCTATCAAGTAGCCCTGGATCTTCTTGCCTTAACCTATAGGTAACTATTTCCCCATAGCAGTCTATATTGATATTAGATGGATTAACGTCTTGCCATTCTTTAATGACATTGTTATATTCATCTAATTCCTCAGCATATCTTTTATGCTGAATTACTGCATTACATTTAGCAGCGAAAAAAGCACATTCATTAGAAGCAGGGTCGTAATTTACTGATTGAACTAGATATTTATCATTTCCAATAGTTATGGTTTCGCCACTCTGAAGATTAGCGTCAAGTAAAACTAAACCCTCCCAGTAGCCCTCACAAATTCCAAGGTCACGGCTGGCCTTAGTTGACCGCTTTATTGAAACCTTGGTATTTATAGGAGCAGGGCGATTAATGATACAGTCTTGACCTTTAGATTTTAAAAATTTTTCTGTATAGGACACATTACCACCGCCTTGGGCTGGTTACTCCAAAATAGAGTAGGGGAGAGGTGGATAGAATTTTACCTATATAACCATCCCTTTCCCTTTCAAAATCCTTTTTCTTTTTATCCCAGTCTATCCCTAGCTCATGGGAAGCATGGGGACCAGATTCCTTCCTGGGAAGTCTTACAGGCATAGTAGGGGAGAGAAGCGCACAGCACTCACATACTATAGCAGACTCTAAATATGTACGCTTATCACCGTCAAGCTCTTCATAATCTGGTATCTGTTCAATAATGTTAGCCTCAGCCACACCTATAATATCTGGTTGCCGTATAACCTCATCAGGTAAATAAGCTGGGTCAACGCCAAGCTTATCTTGTATGCGTTTTTCCCAGCCTGCTTCAGTTAAAATCCTATTTGACATAGGGGATACCCCCTTAATCTATTTCTAAAATTTTATTAGCCTCATTGAACATCTTGCCAAATCCAGCATTTTCAGAAATAGTTAATACTTGAGTTTGGTTAGTGATGAACTTGTCAGCTTCCTGGATGTCAGAGCCAGATTCAACAACCTTCTCAATTGCATATCTTCTGTCTAATCCATATAAAGCAACATGATTATTGATTTTCTCAACATTAGGGTTGTATAAAAGAGTTACATTTGTCCAAAGCTGTTGAGGAAGCTCAACCTTAGCAGTGATAGCCATACCCTTAAGCAAGAAGTCCATCATTTGAGTTGCGTCATTAGGATAAAGAATATCCAATACTTGAAGAAGTCCATCTTCACTTGCAACAACAGTATTACACTGATATGGATAGAATTTCAAAAGGAATCTTAACCATGCTTCCTTAGAAAGAGTTCCTGCAGTAGCTCCGCTATCTAGAGTTTTATTTTTCAAGATAGGCGCAGAAGTATTGTCATTTCCATCTCCATTTTTGATTACGTCAAGAACATCAACAACCTCGTCCTGAGCTGCCTGCTCACCAATTCTTCTAACATGAACAGAAAGAAGATCAATTCTCATTCTTCTGATAACTTCATAAGAAGCCTCTATTTGACGACCATACTTCCAAATTTTTAGAGAATTTTCTCTAGTCTTTAATCTGGATTTTGGAAGGTCGGAAGCCTCGGTAACTCTTACCTTCTTGGCAGCCTTTTTGTTCTTATCGTCATCATCGCAATAAATAGTACGATATGCATTCCCGTCAATTGTAGTAGTTGTAGCTAACAAGTAGGGAAGTATACTGTTAGAGATAAGAGATTCCCTAAGCTGGGTTGCGATAAACTCAGGGAATAACACCTTGCTTTCCTCAGTTCTATAGAAGGCCTCAACCTTAGAAGCTATAATACCCTTTTCAGGTATAGACTGAGTTACGATATTATGTGTCTTTAACTGTCTTTCAAAAGAAGTCAGTTTAGAATTCTCTGGTGTAGGGTCTAACTGCTCAAGCAATTGAGATAAAGTTATTTCTTTTTCTCTAGCTTGATTATATAAGTCTCTTGTTAATATAAATTTACTCACGATTTCATCTCCCTTCAATTAATAAAAGTTACCCAATAAAAATGGTTACAGTGTTTACATCTGCGGTATCATCAACTGATACAGCATAAGCAGGGCTATTCATTGAAGCAATTTTGCTTACAGCACCATTACCGTCAACAGCTAATGGGTCATTTACAGATGGTAAAGCCCCAGAAATACCAGGAACTCCTTCTTTAAAGCCTTTTACTTGTACTGTCATAAAGTTGTCGTCCTCGTATTTTTCAATAATTCCTCTAAGTGGGTCCCCAGCTTCTCCTAGCCCCATTTCGCCGTCACCTGTTGCAGTAACAGCTAGGTTCTCAACAGCTGCTACTCCTGAAGCAAGAGCGATAGCGCTTACACTTCCGTGAGCCTTAAAAGTTGCCCTTAGAGCTCCAATACCTTCAAATTCAACATATTTATTCACTAAATTCACATCCTTTCAAAAATTTAGGTATAATAAAAACCGCATGATAGCGGCTTAATAAACTTTATATTATTTTTTTACCTTATAGGCTTCATCTGGAGCCTCTGTGCTTTTTAGACCTAAGCCAGGCTCGGTTTTTCTGCCAGCAGGTATTTCGTCCTTAACCTGAGCTTCAAAGGTTTTCATTATATCCTTTATTGCCTTAGTTTCCATGGAAGCAAAAGTGCTTTTCCAGGTTTCAGCAGGAAAATCATTTCCATGAGCACGTATCCCCATAGCTATAGCATCGTCAATAACCTGTTGACGGTATTCCTGCCCCTCCTTAGCAAGCTTTAGGATTTCATCAACAGATATATCCTTGCTAAGCTTTTCCTCTATTTCCTTAACAGGGATAGCTAAATACTCTTCTGGATTAAATCCTTCTTGAGGTGGAACAGTGCTGTCCCATTTTTCAGCAATTTGAGATAATAATTCTTCAGCTGTTGTTTCACCCTCTTTGTAGGCTATACCAAAGTCTTCAACAATCTTTAATAACTTTTCATCCATTTTCTTTTCATCTCCTTTCTCGTTTTTACCTAATACGATATTGGCGATATTAAGAACCTGCTCTTTAGAAACGCCAATTCTTTCACCTAGGGCAAAAATACTATCTCTATCAGTAATAGAATCCTGAGCCTTTTTAACTAATCCATTAATTCCATTAATTATAGGAGTTCTTGGATCATCAACAATTCCACTAGCATATATTTTTTTATGGTCAGATTTTTTCACCATGGTTAGTAGTCCAGTTCTTTCACTGTAAGTAGCTATCACAGGCTTTCCAGGGTCAATTCCCTTTAACTCTGTAATCACTTGGAATTTACCATTTTCATTTTCTAGAATATCACCAGCCTTTGACATTACTCCAGCACCAGGATAGGCACCGTCAAATACTCCTGAATTTTCCCATAATGCTCCTGGAGGGCAGGCCTTTATGTAGCAAAGAACATTTTTAGTTACTCCGTCTTCATCTTCAACTTCATATGTTTTTCCAGCCACATGATTACACTCATCATAATCTGTATAATCATTACCACATATAGAGCATATGGCCTTGTTATAGCTAAATCCTATAGATGTATCAAATAGTGTTCCAGCTTCAATGCTTGCTATAAGGTCATTAGTTGATATTCCATCAAGAGTAACATCTCGCTTCATATAGGTAAAACCATTTAAAGCCCATTCTTCACCCTCATCATTGCTTGGGTCAACAGAGCCTTCAAAGGTCCTTCCATAGGGTATAGCTGCTTTAGGTCTTCCACCTAACCCCCAAAAACCATCTGCATGCCAGCTATGGTCAAGTAAAAAAGCTATACCTTGATTAACATTTAAAACAAACACATCCAGTAATTCCTTGGTTAACTGTACATGACGGTCAGGGATAATCATATCACCGGCTAATTTTGTTGGAAAAACAAAAACCTCATCCTTTGACAAGGTTCTCTTTGCAAGCTTATTTATCTTAGCAAGCTGATTATCTGTTGGCACTCCAAACTTACTCATCTAATCACCTTCTTTCGTTGTAGAATCCTTATTGTTAACAGGCTTATGGTATCCACATGTTCCACAGGTTAATCCACCAGTATCATTGTAAAATATGCCATTACACCTTGGACATTTAGGTGCTTTGCTTACTGTTGGATTTTGAAAGCTCTGTCCTCGGATGTTTGTCATTTCCAACTCTACCACCCCCAGTGCTAAAAGTGGCCCTAATATTTTCATTAGGCTCACCAACCGCTTTTTCAGTCTTCATAACCTCTTGAGCTGCCTTGTCCTTATCAATCCATCCCATAAGCTGAGCTACAGCATAGAATTCTTCCTTCATTAACTCAACATTCATTCTCTGCTCTTCTGAATTCCAGTCTATAGTATTATGCTTGAATTTGGGGATAGCTTGAATTCCATTAACCCTAAGCCATAGACGAGCTATTTCCTCTATGAGACGTTTGCTCCCTCGTTGGCAAGAAACAATACCAGAACAAAAAATCCTAAATTGTACTGTGCCCCAGCTTTCGGTTACCCCTTGGTTTCTGTTCATGAAAATAGCCATCTGCTTTAATCCTGAAAGGGTTTGAGTATCAACTAATTCACTTACAGCCCTTACATCAAGACTTCTTGAGGCGTTTGCCCCTTGGTTCATATTAATTTTAACTTCATCAAAATGAATATAATCACTATCTGGCTTAATGTTTTCCATTGTTTTTACAATATGATTATATTGTTGGTCAAGCCATTCATGGAGCTTTTTAGCGTCATTTTTAATATGGGGAGGGCAGTGGGTCAGTAGCCTTTCTAGGTCAATAGAAATATCATTTCTAGGATAACCCTGGTGATGAAGTACAGCTTGTAAGTCTTGAAGTATCTGCATTTGAAAGTCTATAGCCTGCAAAACAGGGGAGAGAGTGAGTGTTCCCCTAGGGTCTCCTATATCAGGGTCAGCAGGAACCCAGAAAAAGTTTGCATTACTTTTATCTAAGTAAACCTTATTGCCTGCTTGCCATTGATATGGTACCCAAGTCTTACGACCTTTGATTTCCAAAAGCTCCCACGAAATAGTTTGGGGTTTTATAGGGTATACATCATAAATATCCTTTCTGTCAGGAGTAACCTCGACCTCAACTCCCATAGCTCCCAATAAAAAAGAGCTATAATGTAGCTGGTCGATAAGCCCATCAAGCCCACTGTTGGATATTTCGTTAACCCTTGACGCAAATTCACGCCATTTGTCTTCAACATCACTCAACCTATTTTTTTTATTCTTAACATCATAAAAATTTATTTCATTTCCTTGGTTAGCAAGCCTTACGAAGTTCCATACTGCCATTGAAACATCAGGATTAACTCTTTTTAAAAAATCTATAGCTTCAGATTCATTCTTGATTAATCTCAATTCCTTCAAAACATCGGCAGTACGAGAAGAATAAGGGGAAAGAGTAGTAGAATACCCATTTCCTATCTGGGTTTTTCTCCCGGTGGGAATATTTTTAGGTGCGTCCCTAGATTTTGCAAATATATTGCTCCAAAACCCCATAAAATCACCTTCATTCCTTTAATTTTTCTATTTCATCAAGCAATTGTGCTTTAGCAAGATTAATAGTGTTTGGGTTGCTTTCTATAATCTTTGAAAGAAATTTAATCTCTGATTTATCTACATCAATTTCACCGTTATTCGTAAGGTTAACAGCCCAGGTTATCATTTTAGCAGGCTTGCCAACTGTTGAAAGAGCAAGCATATTGGCAAGTATATCACTTAGCTTTTCATTCATGGGTTGGCCCCTAAGATCTAAAAGGTTTTTATCTAGATTTAGCTTCATTCTATTTGCCTCCAATCTTCTTTCTAATACAATTTTTAAAATAAGCGATACCGTAATCAGCTCCTCGATATAAAAATATAAGTAGCCTTTTGATTACTATAAAATAAGCTTTAATTTTATTCATCATATCACCACTATTTCAGGCTACTTATCATATTTGATACGCTGATTATGGTATTTGCTATTTCCCTTGCCTTATCTAAGTCTCCATCCTCAAGAGCCTTCTCCTGAACCTTTTCCAATACTTTAATTTGTTTTTCTAAAGCAGTCTTTTGTGCGTCCATTATTTAGTCACCTTCTTTACGACTATCAAGAATTCAGGCACATTAAACCACCATACATTCTTATCCAAATACTTTTCAGTAGCTTCAACAATTCCGCCTGCTTTTTTGATTTTTTCATGCCACCATTCAAGCTCATGTATTTTTTCATGATATGTGTCTATATCATCATCTAACTCTTTAGTAACAACCCTTAAAATAAGCCATTTATTAGTTACCCTAAGCATTTCCTTTAAAGATTTGGAAACATCCTTTTCAGCAATATGCTCCATGACATCAAAACAAGTTACTAAATCAAAGGAATTATCCTTGAAATCAATGCTTTGTACAACTCCTAAAGATAATTTATCCTTTATTTCTTCAGGAGCTTCAAGCAAAGCATAATCAGAAGGGTCTATGCCAAAGGAATCAACTCCTAAATCATTTAAGCTCTTAACTAAAAAACCCTTTGCACATCCAACGTCAAGGGTTTTTTTAGGGTTAAAATTCTGAACAATATGATTTGCAGTCTCCTGAAAATAATTCCCTAACCTTTCCCAACTATAATCAGTGTAATTACTTTTTTTAGTACTTACGCCAAATTCAAAATAATCCTTATCATATATTTGGGATAGCTTTTCCAGCTCCATAGCCATGTCATTGTTGTTAGTTTTATTAGTTTTCCTCTTACTCATGGTAATCTCCTTTCCTTTATCCTCCAAATTGAGATAATATATTTTTCCATCTAGCCTTCCATATTTCAATATCAAAGCACTCAACAGCAATTTCCCTGTTTCGCTTACCCATTTTAACCCTGGTGTCTTCGTCCTCAGCCAAAGCCTTAATGCAAAGTCCTAAATCCTCATGGTTAGGATCGTAAATCAAACCATTATATCCATGAATTACAGCATCTCCCAAGCCACCTACAGGAGTAGTTATTATTGGCAGTCCACAGGACATAGATTCCAGCAAAGAAAGGGAAAGACCTTCTGTAGAAATAGTTGGTATTAGGGATATATCAGCTTTTTGATACACCTCTACCATGTCATCAGTTTCTCTGTGGGTAAATGTGACATTTTTTCTATTTTTATGCCCTTGAGTAAAGGCTTTAGCTGCATTCTCATCATGGGCCTGTCCTACAAGGGTGAAATTGTACTCCGGATATTGCATAAATGCCCTTGTAACCTCAGTACTACCCCTTAAAGCAGTTAAGCGACGAGGGAAAAGGATATTTATTCCTTCCCAGTTTTTAGCTGCGGGTGTAAATTTTTTTGTGTTTACATAGTTGTAGTTAATACGTATTTTCTTCTCAGCCCCTGGTTGAATTGCTTGGATAACCTTTCTTACATTACTATCAACCGAAACTACTACATCAGGAGCAGTAAAGCCATAAAGTTGTCTCTTGAAAAATTCCTTTCTCTGCTCATCGGTTAGGGTATTGATAATGCTATTCCCCTGTATGTTGTCCCAGTAGATTCCATGGGATATTGCTATGCAAGGTGATTTAGCGTAAGGGAAAGCAAGATATGTAGCAAAATAAATTCTCATATCATCAAGAGCAGATAGTTCGTTGAACTGCCAATTTAAGTCTACACAAGTATGATACTCCCAGCTTCTACCGCTGTTGGGTATCATAACAAATCGTATACCCTTATGTTCCTTTGAAAAAGGAGCATTAATTCCATTGAATGGTTGATAAACTGTTACAATATGACCTTCATCTTGAAGTAAATGGCATAAATCTACAAGGTACCTTTCAGCGCCTCCATATATAATTCTATCTTGTCCCTTTACAGGCTTACCATCTACCATTCGACTAACTTCCTTTGCATCATGGAAAAATGGTCCTGTTAAAATTGCTATACGCATGTTTTTCGCCTCCAAAATAGTTCTATTCTCTAGATTCTTTTTCAATTTCAGATATATTGTCTTGTAGATACTTTGAGACCTTTTGATATCCAGAAGTATTAGTATTTTCATCAAAGCCTCTAAACTTAACCCTTGCTGGATAAACTTCTTCAATTTCCCCTTCTTTATTTAGATTAAATACAATAGCCCATCCAAAGGTATGAAGTATCATATTTATCCACCAAAGTAAGCCACATTCCCTAAACTCTTTCCATGATTTTTTACTCACCATAATATCGCCTCCACTTTTTATTTGCCTCCAATTTTAAAATTTAAGCACGCCACACGTAGGAAAGAGGGGGAGGCGGCCCCCTTTTGCAAGTCCCCGTTATTCATGGCGTGCTATTGGTATATAAAAAGCACTGAAATGCTTATTATATCTATTTAAGAATTTTTGGCTATTCCACCAACTCTTCCTACCCATGGCAAAGCCACAGCTGGAGTTTCAAAATCAGCAAAACAGAAGTAAAGAGCACTGACAATATCGTCATATTCACTATCTGAACCACTATTTCTGTATTGAGTAGACTGGCCAGAACGCATTATAGAAATATAATCCTTCATCTGATTTTCAACCTCTTGAGACCATGGTATTTGGCACCATTGCTGTTCAACGATTAATGCAAAATCTTCAACAAGCCTTTCCTTATTTCTTCCTTGCTCTGGTATAGGAGTGTTTGGTACTCCTCGTTTTGAAAGCTGGGAGCCAATAGTCTCACCAACACCAGTTTGTCCAAAATTACAATGAGCTCCATTATACATTCTAGAATAAAAGGCTATTCTATCCCATTGAGCGTCCCAACCAAGGTAAGTCATTTGGTCTATTTTTACAACTCTGCCTTTGCTATTTCTAATAACGCAAGGCTTTCCATCACCTTTAGAAGCAGGGTCATAGCCTATTGTATAAACTTCAAAGGGCTCAGGTTGCTCCCAAACCCTCCAAAATTCTTTAACTTCCTCTGGACCTAAACTAGCAGGAGGTTTTACTAAAACCCTGTCATAATTAGGAAATACAGAGTTAATTTGAGATAAAAATTCGGCAAGATAGTCCTGCCTATATCTGTTTTTAGACATCCTTCTTTCGAGATTTTCTTTGTATGTGCGACCATTTTTAGTCATCTGGTTACCACGTGAAGCCATATAAGGATTATCCCATGTTGTAAAGGTCCAAGATTCCCAGTCAGGGTCCCATTCAGATGTATTTTTTTGGCCCCATTTCCACATTTTATAAAAATAATTAGTGCCTAGGGGAGAGGAGTTAATAATAGCTCTGCCGCCTTTGCCTTCTAGACCTCTTCCAGGGGAATTTAAACGACCCTCTAGGTTGGACCAAACATCCTCCATATCGGAAATACGTGCAGCCTCAGTTATGGTTACTAGGTCAAGTCCTACAGCAACTAAGCTCTCAGGGTCATATGCCGAATGAACCTCTATAATACCATTATTCAAAGTCTCTATGGTTTGAGTAGTCTTAGAAACATCAACAACAATTTCCTTAGGCAAGTTAGCAAGAAGCTCACGCCAATTTTGACGAGCAATCTTATCTGTAGGAGCTATTATCCACCAAAGGGCATGGGGTATAATATCACTGCCACGTTCTTCGTTAAGGCACCTTATAAAATAATCAATGCCCTCCATGATAGAACAACGGTCTTTACCCCATCTAATACCAGCATTTATAACCTTAAACCTTGCATCGGATTCATGAACCAGCTTTTGCCCCCAGTGAGGAGTATAATCAGCCGTGATATTAATGCCACCTCTAGCATTTATCATTCTGCAATTTGGACATGTCTTAAAGGAGGTATATGCTTCGTATTCAGGTCTCCAAACTTGAGCAAAGGGCTGTCCACACTCTGTACAAATAGACATTTTATCGCTAGTAGAATGTTTTATTAACTTTTCATTTTTTTGTTTGATTATACTAACAGAGCCACCCTTACGAGGCATAATATCACCACCAATTTATAGAACAATATCACTGCTTACTTCATTTCCCCAAGTATGCCAATTGCGGCTCTTTTCTCTAGCAAACAATTCAATATATGGAGGATAGCTTACCTTCTCTATCATTTCTTTCATTTCATAAGGCTTTGATGAATGCCTGGTTTTAGGTGCAATTATTACAGTTTTGCCTTGTTGTCTTTTGTTATTTATAATCTTGTAAGGTAGGCGACCCTTGACTCCGAATAAACAATGCTCGGTTATACCTCTAAAATATTGACCAAGCCCAATTCTATCTTTAACCCATGTAATCATAGTTACATACCTAAAGTTCCAAGATTCCATAACCTTGAGCCCGTCTATAAGGAAATTATTTGTCACCCAAATGTATAAATGACAGTTTTCGTCAGCAATTTTATGCACTGGAAGAGCCATAATATCCTTGGTTTTCATTAAAGGATAATGCCTATCAGCTCCTCGCTTTATTTTTCCTCCTCCTCGTTCCATCCAAGGAGGGTCTACAAGTATAGTTTTATATTTCATGTTAGCAAATCCCTTTTTTGCAATAATTGTATTTAAAAGCACCACGTCCCACCCCAAAATACAGTGCTTTTTTGCCCTATGCTGTTAATCTCCAACAACATCAACCAAAATATTGAATGAAAAAAGCACCCTGCAAGAGTGCTTATATTTCTTGGATATCATCAACGCTTATATATATCTTGCTACAACGATTACCAATACTGTCTCCAATAATCTCATGATAAACATAATTAACCTTTGCATTCATATCTTTGCTGTCATTTTTCCAGCAAATATTTTCGCCTATGCGAGGAATTATAAGGGTTTGATATGAAAATAGAACTTCGCCATTCACATCACTGACCTCAATAGTTGGTGTATAAGTGTGCATCCACAAATTAAAACTATCCACAATATCCCCTCCAATTTTCCTTAACAAACCCTCTCATGCCAGCACCAGGATTATATTCAGGATAAAGCTTCATAAATTCAGCTTCACAGTCCTCTAAAGTGGCACCTTTGATTATGGCATGTTTAATCAAGTAGAGTAGGGTGATAGAAGGGGAGCGAGAGAATCCTTCATTGCAGTGAACCAACACTTTTAATCCTTCATTAAGTTTGCTATGTATGAATTCAAGAGACTTGTCTATCATAGTTTTGTCAAAGAAAATTGATTTTGGAGCGTCAACAATATTCATATATAGCCTATTCTCACGCTCCGCCCATAAGTACTCAGGATGTTCCTTAGGAGCTCCACGTCCTGTATAGCCTAATAAATTTCTGTGAAAAGGTTCCTTGCAGGCATGACAAATTGCAAAATTATTATCCAACGCCATTTCAACATCATTTTCATTGCCTACAAACAAATTTTTATAAACCTCTCTCATAAAATCGCCTCCGTTATAATTTGTTTGGCGGAGAGGGTGGGGATCGAACCCACGCCACCTTAGGGTGGACCTTACCTTAGCAGGGTAGCCAATTGCCACTCTTGCACCTCTCCAAGCTTTTTATTTTATTTCGTTATAAACATAGTAGTAAAGCTGTTGATATATGAATAGCCCAGCGTATTTCTTGTCAATAAAATTAATATTTATTCCATACCTATGTCCAAAAGTAAGCAATGACGCAAGGAATGATTTCTCATTATACTCAGTATTATATTTATGATTTATAATTTTCTCAAATCCCTGGGCTTCTTCTATCATGAGAATAAATCTACTGCCATTAGCCCTAAGAAGCTCGTTTTCAAATTGTTCTCTCTTGGAAGTAAGGTTAGTAGAAATTTCCTCAAGACTGTTTTTTCTTTCAATATAACAATCAAAATAAAAATCTCTCATAATCCCAAGCTCTTGATTAGCAGGAAGCATACAAGAGTAATCCCCGAAATTAAGTTTTCTACTGATATGGGGAATTTTCTTCTTATCAAAGTATTGAATTATATGATTATTAGCCTGTTCTCTAGTATCAACTATGATAGTAATGCTTTTTAGTAATTTCTTAAGCTCTGTATCGGTATACCTATAATTCTTAATCATAATATCACCTAATCATCAGAAGTATCAACTTGAACAGCAGCTTGAACTGGGCCATTAGATTTAAACATAAAATTAATTTTATGGCGCTTCTTATTGCCAAATTCATCAGCAACATTAGGATTCATTAATCCCTTAAGAGTATGAGATAGCTTTTCAGCAGCTTCAGCCATATATTTCATGTCCTGAGGAGTCTTGATATTTTTTGCAACACGTTCCAATACTTCTTCATTTGCCACAGAATCTATGATCTTTTCAAGAGTTGTAACAGTTTTTTTAGCAGTGTCAAGCTTTTTATTGTCAACCTCAAGCTCAACCTGTTGGCGCTTAACCATTAACTGCTGCTTGTTTAGCTCAGCAAGCGATTCAATTTCATGTATAGCCTGGACCTTCATTTCAATTTCATCATTAGGGTCTATTGCGGGGTCTTCTAGTAGAGGATTAACTGGCAATAGCTCCTTTTGGTCTAGGTCCACAGCCTTTGCTTTGTCTATCTTGGATGAAGTTTTCTTATTGTCTTTTGCCATAAAATCACCTGCTTTAATAATAAAACCAAAGCCGTATATCACTAAAAATATGCGACTTTTCTACTCTTTCTACCCATGGCAGATGAGCTATCTAAAAAAATGGGGACGGAGGAATATCTATCCTCCGTTTTAAAATTTATATAAAAGAAGAGGTGAAGTAGCTATTTTTTAAGCTCCTTGAATTGTGGACGCCTATCTATAAACTCTCGAATTGCTACTGCAGCCATGTCGCTATAGCTTACCTTGATTACCGACATTTCATTAGCTTTATCAACTAAAGCATGGAATTCTTCTATTAGTTCTTCGGGAATATTAACTGCAAGCCTTTTTTTTCCTAATGCAGGTCTACCAGTCGGCAAATTGGGAGCTTCCCCAGTCTGTTTCCAGTAGTCATAATATGTTCTTTTAATTCCATATTGTTTTCTCATGCCTCCACGTACTGGTTTTTCAAATTCCTTAAATAAGTGGCCAATAGCCTTTAAGGCTTCAATTGCAGCTATACCTCTAAGTCCGTTATGAGCAGCCCTGTCTATGGTTCCCTTGGGTATGCCTTCCATTTTAGCCACATCAAAGATATTATAATAATTCTTTGGTACTGCCATTTTATCGCCTCCAATTAAATGTTAGAGCTTTTAACATCCTTCCACTTCTTACCTCCAAGAACTCTGATTCTATAATTCTTAAACATAGTTCTTAAAACCTTATTAATTCTATTCCCCTTACAAAACAACCAAGGATTAACGAAAAATTGTCTATTAGTACTGTTTTTGCCTTTGTACAATATATCCTTATCAATAAGGCTTTTTATCGTGTCGTAAGTAAGTCCTCTTGACATTTGAGTGATTTTTACAAGGTCTTCCGAACCAATGTCGACTCCATTCCCATATTGAAGGTGGCAATCGTCAAACGAAACATAGGGAGCTATTGAAAATAAAAAAGCCTTTTCTGCTTGAGAAAGGTCTTTTAATAATAATCTTATTTCAGAAATATTTGCCTTGTAAAAACTCTCCAGGTTCCATCTTTCATATCTTGACTCGTCATCAATATTTTCTTTAACATTCTTAATTTTTCTATAATTTTTACTGCTATTTTTCCTTATAATCCTATCACCTTCGTGCAAATCGTCAGTAATTTCTCCGGTTTTAGCAGAAACAACATGGGCTACAACTGGCTTATTATCCATATTACCACTCCATATGTATCAAAATCTGGACATTACCCCCCTTATTATGTATCAAAATCTGGACATTTTAAAAATCGCTAGAAACTACTATTCCTAAGGCATGGAGGGCAATTTTTTCCGATTTGATTCCTCTGTAAAGTCTGAATTTATCTTGAAATAAAAAACGCCCTCAAAAACAGGCGCCTATAAATGCTTTATATGATTTTGTGCTGGTGTACAGCTCTATACATCTTAAATTATAACACATAATGAAACCAAGAAGTGTACATAAAATGATTTAAAAGTGACCAGAAAGTGACCACAAACTGATTAAAAAGTGATTAAAAAATTAAAATCAATTAATTAGTTGGTTGTCATTCATTTAAAAAATAAGTTGTTGGGAGCTACTGATGTTATGAGCTGGTCGGTAAAGTGATATTTAGAAGGGTTAATTTCCAGTACCTTGATAGTACTTATTGATAAAAAGCCCCATGGAAGGGGATATTTTTACGAGAGGGAACTCTTCGGCGCGAAGCGAAGGGAGCCCCCCAGGGGTCCGCCCTGGAATTTACTTTTGCAGCTATAAAAATAATGTAAAATGGTCCTCGAATGGCTATAGAATGGTGGATGCTGTGGATAACATGAAACAAAGCTATATAAATGGATGAAGAAGGCAAGCAATGAACAAATATAATACCTTTTTTGTATAAAAACGGTATTGTACTACTAGGAGGGACCTGGAACAATAGTAAATCACTATACCAGCTCCCTATAAATATATAAAATCCCTTGATTATACAAATATTATTATAATATACCCTATGGGGGTATAGGGGGTTTATTATAGCACCGAGAATCCGTAAACCTATCCACAACCTAAAGTTTACAATTTAACATCAAGTCAATAATTCGATTAACAATTAACACTAAAACAGATTAATAACTAAAATAATAATGTAAACATCAACCATAAAAATAGTTTACAATAACAACATTGACCAAATACATATAAACTCTTTGACTGATGATCCTGCTTGCTACTAATATTAAATAGCAAATACATTTAAATAGATACAGATTACCGCATCCATGGTTTAAAAAAAACAACAACAAAATAAAAAGCAGGGGATAACAGGTCCCTGCTTAAGTCGTCACCATTAAATTATTATTTATTTTCAGATTCCTGCTCATCTGGTATAGGATCAGGAATAAATTTGATAATCTCTTCTATAGCTACAGGTCGCTGCAGCTCCTGGGATAAATAGTTACAAATCTTGTCCAGGACTTCAAGAGATACATATCCGCTATCATTGTTCATCTTTACGTTTGTATTGGTCCCTATGCCGAGTTTCTCCCTCAAATCTGAAAAAGTGATTTTGTTTTTAACTAAAATTATTCTCAAAGGCTCATAGCTAATCATATTTAAAAACTCCTTTATTAAAAATATAATTACTGATGTTATTATAAAATTATATATTAATTTTATAAAAATGTCAAAAAATATTATAATAAATTATAAAAAAGTATTGTATTTATGTTATAATGTGATATAATATAATTATAGAAAGTGATAATATTAATATCACAAATAATAAAAAAGGAGTTGGAAAGAATGAAAAAAGTTAGAATTAGAATTAGAGGGTTAGGTTACAACGAATACAGGAGCTTTGAGATACTTGACAGGCAGAAACTGAACGATATTATAGAAGAATTAGACTCAAGGGAAATATTCAGAAAAACATATGAAAAGGCGCAAGGCTATAGCTTTTCAGGAACAGCATATACCTATATTGATGCTAGAGGCGGAGAGATAGTCACATCTTGGATTCAGCAAAACAATTTCTTACATCCATTTGACAGTTTTTATGAAATTACGCTCTGTAGCATTGATACACCAGTCGAAGATTTCACCCATGAAGATTTGCTTGACCCAAACGATGAAGAATATCAAGAATTTATTGAACAAAATGAATTAGGAATAGAAGAATTCATTGAAAAGAAATATGGAAAAAAAGAACTAAATGAAAGAATTGAAAATGCTATTGAGTGGTATGCTGAAGATTTCTTAATTGACTGGATAATCGTAAAAGAACAACTAAAGGAATTATATAGTAAGACAGAAAGAGAAAATGTTACTGACAAAATGCTTGAAATTATTGAGCAAACAGGAAGAATACCAGTAAGTGTAATTGATAATTTAGAAAGTGTAATAAAAGAATTAAAAAGTATTGGATATATAGCTTATTTGGATAAAACAACAGATTATTTGATAGTTGAACAGGGCTAGGTTCTCGGCTGGGGAAGTTCCAGTAGGCTCCGGGTAACCGGAGCTAACGCTCAACCTGTTGGCAAATATGCTGCTCAGGGCAAAACATTTTAGGAGGTTGATTTTATGAAAAAAGAAGTTATTATCGAAACTACAAAGAAGGGTTATCCTGCCATGTGGGAATGTGGCGGGGGATACACAAACACTGGAGAAGCTATCATCATCGCAGGACCCGAAGGGGAGCCAAAATCTCCTATATACATCAGAAGACGTGGCGACCTTGCAAATGGCCAGCATGCACTATTTATTGTTTCAAAAGGCGACATAGTAGTTGAAGCCAACCACCATAGAAAGGACTTTGAAATTTCTATATATCGCATATCATCCTTTGCGAATGATGCCGATGGCTTCAAGTATGCATATCTAG